ATCATCAGATGGTGATAGTGATCCTTATAGGGGATTATATCAGGGTGGACTGGTTGCTTAAATATAATAGGAGGAAATAACTATGCCGTTCATACAATCTAAAGCATCGGGAATGGGTGGAGAAGTCACATCTCAGGCTTCTATGCCTAGTATTCCAATTAAGGTTGAAGTAAGTTCTAATAAGGATGAGTCAAGAACTGTAGATCTTATTGGTGGATTGGTTCGTGTAGAATATAGGGAAAGTATTTTATCTGATTCTGTTAAAGCAATAGTTGTATTTGCTGATACTGGTGATGCTATTGATGGTAAATCTACTCTAGAAGGATTGCCTTTAATAGGTACTGAAGATATTAAGTTAGAGTTTGAAGACAATTTTGAGAATAAATTAAAGGTAGATTTGAATGTCAATAAGGTCACTCCTTTAATAGAAGATGTACAAAAATCTATGGTTGCTTTGAGTTTAGTTTCGGAAGAATATATTCGCAATGAACAGGGTAGTGCTGGAGTTAAAATTAGATATGATGGAAAGATTTCGGATCATATAAAGAAGATACTAGAAGATAATTTAAAGACTGAAAAAGAATTAGATATTGAAGAGACTGCTAACAATTATAATTTTCTTGGTAATGGTAGGAAACCTTACTACATTATGAATTGGCTTTCTAAAGCATCTATTCCTCAAAAGGATGGGAAAGAGGGAGACAGTGCGGGATTTCTTTTTTATGAAACAGCAGAGGGATATCATTTTAAATCTATTGATACTTTATTTGCTCAAGAGAAGAAGAGATCATTCATTTATAACCAAACTCCTGACGGTGAGAAGGGAATTCCTGCTGGATATGATGGCAAAATACTGGAATATGGAACAGATAACCTTATAGATGCTCAACAGAAACTTAGAATGGGTGCATTTCAAACTAAGTTAATTGTATTTGATCCTTTTAATTGTTATTATGAAACCTTTGATCAGACAGCTAAAGAGACTGAAGAAGGGACTACTCTTGCAGGTAAAGAACTTCCTCAATTGAATGAAAAGAAATTTGAATTCAATGATAAAAAGAATGCTACTCGTACCACATATATGTTACTTGATACGGGAACATTACCTACTGGTGATACTGATGAGCAGATTAGTAAGAATGAATTACAGAATTTTGAATCTCAAACTGTTATGAATCAGGCTATTCGTAGATATAATCAAATTTATACTGCGAGTGTCACTATTACCCTTGCTGCCGACTTTACTTTACATGCTGGTGATGCTATATTTGTAGATGCTCCTGAACTCAAAGTTGACGTTGATGAGGAAGTAAATAAGGAGACAGGTGGACTATATATTATATCCGATTTATGCCACTACATTACTCCACAAGAATCTTATACTAAGGTTAATTTAGTCAGAGATTCTTTTGGCAGAAAGGGTAATCACACAAAAAGGTAATCTATTATGACCATTAAACATGATTTAGATCACGAAGTTTATATTGATCCAAAAGATCATAAGGAACATACTAATCATGGTATGCACGAATATTCAGAGGCAGACTTAAAGGATGTCCATGCTAATTATGAGGAGTATCATAAGGGTGATGAACCTGAAACAGGTATTAATGATTATCACACTAGGCACACAGATAAGACTCTAGAAATCTATTGTGACAATCATCCAGATGCATTTGAGTGTAGAGTATATGACGAGTAACTAATGGAAGCAGGGACACTATTTAACTCAGGATTTCTGGGAAGTAAATTTTTATGGTGGGTCGGGCAGGTTATGTCCGACTCAGTTTGGCGTGAGAACCAGAATGAATGTAAGTTTTCAGGCCCTGAAGATGTGCCTGGTTGGGGTTATCGGTATAAGGTAAGGATACTTGGTATTCATGACCAAGATGAAGCAGATATACCAAACGATCAACTCCCTTGGGCCCAGATAATGTATCCTGTTGTTGCAGGTAGTGGAACAGCAGGAGTGTTCATGACTTCTGGAATCCGACAAGGTAATTTTGTCTTTGGATTCTTTTTAGATGGTCAAGATCAACAAGTACCTGTTATTATGGGTATCTTGGGTAACAATGGTAAGACTGAAGTTCCTGATCTAAAACAACATATCTTTGCACCATCGTCAGGGTTTGCAGAGGCTCATAATGATCCAAGTAAAAAAGTTGCTGATAATAATCTTGCTACAGAACAGAAGTCTCCACCTATAGTGAATGGTATAGACTGTGTGATGAATCAAGGGTCTATAAAAGATGTAAAAGAGCAAGTTAATCTATTAAGGGAACATGCATTAGCATGTCCCAATCCACTAGCGAATACTGATATGAAAGGTATTCAGACTGCAGTTAAGGAACTTAGTAAGGATATAGCAGAGTTGCAAAGATCTAAATCAGATTTTGCAAGAGCAGCAGGTTTACCTATTGTCAAATATAAGAAAACAATTGATCAATTAATAGAAGGTCGTGCTGGAGAGATGTCGAAATATATGGGAGGAATAATGGGTAGAGTACAGCAATATACTACTGATCAATATAGTACACAGTTACAACAGATGCTTAAGTTGGCTCCTGCTAGTTCGGGATTGGATTTACGTGTCCTTGAGGTTGCAGGATTGCAGGGTATTAGTGATACTTTTGAGGGTATCCTTGGTAAAATTCCTTCTTTATTATTGTCTGCATTGAAGAAAGCATTTAAGAAGAAGAAAAATAGTTCACCTCCTGCATCTCCTACTGCTCCTCAAGTTGATGAAGGACTTCCAAATACTGCAGAGATACCTCCTTTACCTGAAGAAGATTATTATACTCCTACACCTATGTGTTCTACGGAGGAAGTTGTTGGTGAAGTATTAGGTTCTACTCTTAATGAGATCTTACAGGGATTTGATGATGCAATATCTCCTCCTGTTGTTGGTGCAGAGAATGCTAGTAGTTCTGCTGGATCTTCTGGTGGTAAGAAAGGAGCAGGGAAATCACCTTTTGCTGCTCTAGCAGGTTTACTGCAGGGTGGTGGTCTTGGTGGTATACTTGGAGGACTTGGAGCACTTAAGGGAATGAACTTTGATCTTAATGCTGCTGTTGGTTTCATTGATAATGTAGGAGCAGTTTTTCCTAGTAAGTTTACACCACAATTCTCTCCTAATGATGCTTATACTTTAGCAAGTGGTGGAATGGAGGAAGCAAAGTCAAGTATGCAATCTATGGTTGAATCTGCGGTTAATAAGAAATTAAGTCTTGATTCATTGAAAGATCAGATTGGAGGTCTAGCCGGATCTTTACCTAATGTTGGGGATCTAACAGGTAATCTTCAAGGTTTAGCATCAGGTGCTTTGCCAGGTAATCTTCAAAATTTAGCAGGGTCTTTACCTAATGTTGAAAGTTTAAAAGGATCTTTAGGTGATGTTGCTAGTTTGAAAGGACTTGCAAAGGATTTACCTAAGTTTGATGTACCTAACATTAAAGATTTGAATCTACCAATTGAACAATTGGAAGACGTTGCTCAAAATATTCAATCTAATTTGGGAGACATAGTATAATGCCAATAGTACCTACCTCACCAGATCTTATTAAAGTATCATACATTAGTCAGACCAAAGGATTGGTTAAGGATGTATCAATTGCTGATGCAAATTCATATGAAGAATTAAATCCAGGTACACTTTTTATTTTTGTTAATGGTGATGGGAAGGTAAAGTATTTGGATATAAATGGTGTTAATAATCTTACTATTACGGATCTAGGAAGAAAAGATCCTTGTAAAGTTGGACCTCAACCTTGTGGACCACCTACACTTCACTTCTTTGGTGGTGGAGGTATTGGAGCACAAGCTAATCCTGTTGTGGATAGTAGTGGTAATATAATTGCTGTTGATATTATCAATAATGGGTTTGGATATAGTTCTCCACCAAAAATACAAGTCATTGATCCTTGTCAGAAAGGAACTGGTGCTGTTCTTCAGAGTGAAATGCAAATAGATCCTACTACAGGAAAGACTAATGGAAGAGTGAGAAGAATATTAGTTTTAGATCCTGGGTTTGGGTATCTTCCTAAACCAGTAAGAGCACAAGCAGGTGCTAGTTCTTCTCCACAATATCCTGTATTGATTAAACTTACTGATATTATAGTTACTAATCCAGGAATAAATTATACATGTGGAGTAGATAAGTTGACAATCACTCCTAATAATGGTACAGTTTTATCATATAAATGTGATCCTTTTGGAAAGATAAAGTCTGTTCAAGTGGAGAAGGGTGGAAACTTTACTGAACTTCCACGTATAAGTATGCCAACAGAGCAGGGATTGAATGCAAGATTTGCTCCTGTGTTTGAAGTAATTCGTGATCCTTTTGTTCCAGAAGTTGCACCTCCTTCAGATGTAGTTCAAGTCTTTGATTTAGTGGGGGTAAATATTAATGGGTATGTTGGCGGCAAAGCCTATTATGGTAATGTTTATTTCTCAGAAGGTATTAAGTATGCTGGAACATCATCTGCTGGTGGTAGTACTATCAAAGTTTATGATACAAGAAAAGAAAGTATATCAAGGAGTAACTAATGTCTAAACCACCTTCAGGAGCAAAATATAATTTTTGGGGATTCGCTGTTGGAGCAATGAATTCTCTGATGAAGATCGGTGGTCTGAGTCCGAGAGGAGATGTCACTTCTAGTTGGAGTGTTACTGGACTAGATGGACGACATTATATTACGATGGATGAGGACGGTCAACGTACAGGTTGGACTACTATAAACGCTCCTGGTGCCATTCAGATCAATGCTGGTGAGGATATTACAAATATACCGAGCATGGTTGAGAATCGTTCGGGATCATTCTTACTGGCAAATCCTGAAGAAGCAGAGTATGTAGAGAATGATAAGGTTGAAGATAATGCTATCTTTTTTCATGCACAGAATGGAGATATTGTTATTAAGGCAGGGAATGGAAAGATTCGTATGGAAGCAGACTCTATTGAGATGGTCTGTAATGGTACTAAACCTAAAGGGGAAGGACATTTTTGGCTTACTGCAAATAATGATATTGAAATTAAAGGAACTGATATACTTGTAGAGTCTAAGTCAACTCTTAAATTAGTATCGTCTGGAGTTGCTGGATTGAAAGGTAAACCAATTGAAATTATAGGATCTCTTATAACAGGAGTATCTAAAGCTACTAATCCTGATGTAAGGATAGGAGAAACACACGAAGTATTGGGAGGAGATTACTAATGTCATTTCAAATGGATGAAGTGTGGATCTATCATGGTCAACACGTAGTTTCACAGAAGGGTATTGTTGCGGAAGCATTAGGGACTGCTGAGAAAAAAATAAATTGGTCGGTTTATCTTCAAGGACCAGTACAGATAGGAGATGCTGGTACTTTTGAAGAAGTACAAGCAACTTTAATGGTTGGACCTGATACTAATATACAGAATGCTCAATTTATAGCAGAGTATTCTGAAGATAGTCCTACTGGTATTAATACGGAAGAGAATCCTAATTTTAAATATAAAAAACCAATTGATTCTTTGTATATAAAGGGTCATAAGACTCAAATAGGAAGTACAGTACAAATAGGAAATAAAACACAGACTGGATTATATACTTTGGTAGGTAATACAATTCAGACAGGATCAACAACTCAGACTGAGACTTGTACGGCAAGTAATTTTGTTGGTAGTGTAAGTACTGCTAGCGGTAGATCTTCAGGAGCAAAACCGTTTGATATGCCTCATCCCAGTAAAGATGGATATAGGTTAAGGTATGTTTGTGTAGAAGGCCCTGAAAATGGTGTCTATTTTAGAGGAAAAGTGAGAAATAAGAATGTAATATATCTTCCAGAGTATTGGGAAGATTTAGTAGATCCTACAACCATTACTGTTCAATTACAACCAATAGGAGCACATCAGAATGTTATTGTGAAGAGAGTAGAACCAACCAAGATTCATCTACAAGCACAAGGTGGAATGCCTATTAATTGTTATTATCATGTGTTTGGAGAGAGACAAGATATAGAGAGATTGGTTGTAGAGTATGAAGGTACAAGTCCTGCTGATTATCCTGGTGATAATAGTAAGTACCAGATTGCAGGATACAATTAGGAGGTATTATGGCAAATTATTACAGTTATTTTGATAATAGTACAGCAGGTCAAAATACTAGATCTGAGATTGACGATGAGTCGGCCACTTTTGGAATGGGAGTTAGTCAAGATATAGATTGTAGGAAGGTTACTGCAACAGGTGAAGTTAAATGTAGCAGTACAACAGCACCTTTTTATCCTCCAGTTGTAACTACTACTCAAAGAGATGCTATGAGTGGAATGACCAAAGGTGCGATGGTATTTAATTCCTCAACGAATAAACTTAATGTTTATAGTGGTTCAGCTTGGGAAGCAGTAACGAGTAGTTGACAAAACCCTGAGTATCTGGTATAGTCG